AGCTCACTTGATTTCCGTGCTCGGTTTATTTGGCCTAGTGTTAGGCGTGTTTTTCTTGTGTCGTCTAGATCGATAATTGAATCATCATGCTGAGGTTCGTACCTATCATCTTTAATAGGTTCGATTGTTTCTTTATCAAAATAAAATAGTTCTCTCAGTATCATGTTAGTATTTATACCTTAAATGGTTTGTTCGCCGCCTGGGGCAGCTGCCGCACCGCCAATGTCTTGTCCTGTTGCTGTTTCAGGTGGCGCTGCATCTTCACCAGGTGCTCCTGGTTCAGCATCAATATCTGCAATATCTTCTGCGCCGGACACATCAGCACTTATACCAGCAGAGCTAATTCCTACGCTTCTCAATTCGCCTGATGCGTCTGTTGGAGCAGTTTGTAATGTTTCATCATTCTCTTCTCTCCACAAGCGTTCGTTTTCTGCTATCTCCTCTTGTGTCATTCCTAAGAAACGTTGCATTGCAAAACGATTTGAAATGTAAGGTATAGCACTCATTTGTGTATATGTTGGTACTCTACTGTTATCTAGTTCAGCTTGACGATAACTTGCAAAGTTTTGTGGAGGTGTAAATTCAATATCAAACATATTTGTATCGACGTTAGCACCTTTTTCTAAAATGTATCTTTTAAATTCTTGATTAAATTCTTCAGCAATTAAACCTTGTAAACGTTCGCAGTACGTATTGAAGCGTAATTCTTGAATAAACGCTGTACCTACTCTACCATCATTATATGATGATGTAGCATCATCTGCTCCTGTAGGCAAATATGAACTAGGAATACGCAAACCTCTAACAAGTTTATTTGTGAAATAACGTAAGTCGTCAATTTCACCTAAGTTAGTACCGCCTGGTAGTGTTTCAACTTTAGATCCACGTCCTTCAGCAGTTTGAGGGAAAAAGTAATCTTCGTTAATTGACAGAGGATTGTAAGAACTGTCTATAACATTTGTGCCTCCGCCTGTCTGCGATGGGATACGTCTTTGATGTATTTCCGTTTTAACACGCTCAACAAATTGCATAGCAAGGTGTGATGGCATGTTGCCCACATCAACGTAGAATACTCTGCGCTCTGGCGCACGTTGGACACGATAGATAATAATCGCATCTTCAAGCAATTCTTTTTGCTTGTATACTTTAAATATTGTTTCTAGTAATGAGTTACCAAAAGGAAAGTTGTTGTCTAAGCCTTCACTTAATGAAAGGTGTACCACATGTTGTGCATCAATAGCAAGTTCGCCTTCTTCTACTGAATATCTACTACCAGTTTGTTGTGCCGCATTGCCAACCATTCCTCTACCGCCACCGGTAGGATAATTTGCTCCGCCACCTTGTATGTTTCCGCTAGTAATATGCGGAGTAGTAGCAACTAACTCTTTAAAGTTTAAATTTACATCTTTAATAATGTATTGTTCTGGTTCTTTACCTTGGCTTTCGTTTACAATAATACGTGTAAGTTTTGCAGGATCTACATGAAACCATTTTTTAGTTTCTGGATCTCTTAAAAATATTGCATCGCCATATTTGAATACATTTCTAAATATTCTAAACATACGTGTTTCAAAATTATTAATCTTACACCATTGTTTTAAATATTCGCCTAGTATTTTTGTTTCTGAATTTGTAGGTGTTTTGTGAAATGCAAAATTAAAGTTTGTACTGTTTGTATCATTCTTTTGAGTACAAAATTCTGCAAGGATATCAAGAGCAGCATTTACTTCAGAATCTAAATCCATAGTATTATACTGTCCGTAACGTTCAACTCTGTTAGGAGATCCTACATAAACATCAGGCAAATAAGAACTATAATTGGATCTAGCTGGTCCTGGTCGTGAACTAGCATTGGCGCCGTTTATAGGACTATATGATCCAGATGTATTATCACCTGTTGGTACTGGTGTGAAGTATTTTTTCCAACTCATTATACATTAACTCCTTTAAACACATTACCAACGGATGCTCTATTCGCTTTTAATTGTTTATTATTCACGTTCAATTGACTATTATTTATTCGTATTAATTGTAACACGTTTTGGTTCAGGCTGTCAAGTGAATTCTGCAATCCTTGTGTATTTCCGCTCATACTTGTCGCTTTTTGCATAGAAGCAAGTGCTTGATCCACGTTTTCTGTTGGTTGATCTGTAGTATTTTGCGTATTATCTGTTCTCTGTGACACCCCTAATACATTTTTAAGTGATGTACCTAGTGCAGACATGCTCGCTTGTCCTTCTTCAGATGCAAGTGCTTGTCCTAATGATTGTGCTTGTCCTAACAAATCACCCATCTGTGACTCAGTAACAACTGCTTCATTGCCGTGTAGCATTGCTAGTGTACCGCTTCCAAAGTCTTTAAACAGTTTGCCAAATGCGCCTTGTGTTCCTTTAGCAAAACTATTTGGAACTGTAACATTTTCAGCAGTTACTATCATGTTTTTAACAGTTGCCGTTACACTGTCGATAAGTTGTTGTTTAGTTAATTCTCCGCTTTCAAGTGCTGATATTGTGCCTTGTACAACTCTCTCATCTGCGCCTGAACTTTCTATAAGATCACTTGGTGTACTAGTTTTTGTTAAATTATCAATATAGGTCTTAAGATCCATATCTCTTTCAGCAGCCCTATTTGCTATTGCCTCTGCAAATTCCGGACCTTGTTGTGCATCTCCTAATATTCCTAGTAATGCATAAATTGCTTTTGTTTGTTCTGCAGATTCACCTTCCATACCTGCTATAATATCTTTGATATTAGTCATTGCAGTCTTTTGTTCTTCAGTGCCTTCTACTTCACTACCTTCTGGTGCATCAGCTAGACCTAGTGTATTTTTAACACCTTGCATCAGGTCAGCTGTTATTGTTCGAGCTCCGCCACTTGATTGGAATGTTGACACAGCATTAGCAGCATCTCTTAGTTCGCCTGCTAATTGATCTAGTGCTTTACCTTCTCCTAATAATTCTTCATTAAGTTGTGCGGTTAAATCTTTCATTGAAAGATCTAATGCATTTACCATTTTTGTAGTGTTGCCACCTGTTGTGTCAGGTGTTGTTTGTTCTCCTTGAACTTGTTCTCTTCCACCACGTGCCAATGCTGTTTCTAAATTGCCTGCACTTACTAACAAGGAAGCTGCCGCTTGTCCAAAATCGTTTCCTGCAGATGCTAGTTTTGCCTGTCCTAAAAATCCTGGTTCGTTTATTCTTGCAACTAACGCACTTTCAAACTGTACTCCCATAGTTTTAGTCTGTTCCATCAGTGTATCAGCATTACCCGCTGTTGCTCCTGCAGCTGTTCTTGCTACTGCTTGTAACTCATCAAAACTACTACCTAATGCAACTGCACCTTTACGTGCTTGCTCGCCTGCTATTCCACCTAGTACAAATGTTTCTTCTAAAGCCGCGATTGCATCTGGTCCTGCTTTACTTGCACTTGTTAATGCCATGTTGTATGCGTCTCTGGCCGCTTGTGCAGCTTTAGGACCTTCACGCATTTCAATTTCTCTAAATTTTGCTTCTACTTGACCTTTTCTTGCAGATGCTTCCATTTCTTGTTTTAACTGATCTTTGCTTTTACCTGTAAGTTTTGCAACTTCGTCCATTTCAAATGCAAGAGCTTTAGTTGCATTTAATGCCATTGTTCTAGTTGCTTGATCAGCAAAGTTTGCACGTCGATTGGTTTTCATTTGATCCATCAGTGCTTCGTTAATTTCTTGAGTACTCATACCCAAAGCCATTAGTGCCTGTGCTGATCCATCAGTTTGTTCGTAAAATGATTTTGTAAAGTCTGTAAACTGTCTTGTACCTTGATTAACAGATCCGCCCATAGCCGCTAAATCAGATGCATTATTCATAATAGCACCTGCAAACTCATCTAGTGTCATTCTTGCTTGTGCAGCAGAGTTTTTCATTTCGAAAATATCACCTGAAAATCCACCACCTGCTGTTGAAATTTTTCTAAAAGTATCTACATATGTTTCTGCGCCTGAAACTAATGTTTTAGCAACACCTGTAACTGCTCCTCCTAAACCTGTGTTGAAGTTTTTTGCAAGCGCATCTGTTGCTGTACTAACCCTTGCAGTACCGTCAAATATAGCACCTGACATATCTACAAGAGATTTACCAGTTCCTGTTGCTACTGCTCCAAATGACGCCAAGGCCTTATTGGCTACACTAGTATTACCGGCTGCATCTTTCATAGCACCGCTTAAACCTGCAGATCCGGCGGCTGCACCGCCCATTGCAGTAAGTAGTTTTGCCTGGGTTGTTTCGGTTGCTACGTCATCAATTTGGACTTCATCACCGGTTATACGAATTGTTGCCACTTTTAAAAATTCCCCTGATTTTTGGTCATAAATACTCTATATAAGTTATTTATCGGAAGTATAACCAGTGGAAAATAGTTTACAGAAATATTATCGTCAACCTAAGATTTATTTGAGTTTACCTTCAAAGGGTATGTATTACCCTGAGAATGGAATAGATGGTGATCCAACAAATTTGCCTGTATTTGGTATGACTGCTATGGACGAAATAATTTTTAAAACACCTGATGCTTTGTTCAGCGGAGAAAGCACTGTGAGTTGTATTAAAAGTTGTATTCCTGCAATTAAAGATCCATGGCTAATTCCACAGATTGATCTTGATAGTATTTTAATAGCAATTAGAATTGCAACATATGGACAGTATTTAGAAAGTAATTACAGTTGTACTGAATGTAAAGCTGAAAATGGCACACAACTTGATTTATCTAAAACTTTAGATTATTTTTCAAATTTACAATACAATCCAAATGTAGATTGCTATCCATTAAGTGTAACATTACGTCCTTTCAATTACAAAGAACAAACAGAATTACAACAGCAACAATATAATTTACGTAGAATATTACTTCAATCAACTGGCAATGAAGACATGCCAGAAGAAGATCGCAACAAAAAACTTGATGAGTTTTATAACACACTTGCAAAATATCAAATAACAGCCTACAAAAAACAAATTGCAACAGTTGAAGCTGATGATGTACGTGTTGCTGATGCTCAAGAAATTAATGATTTTATCAACAACAGTGATAAAGGATTTTTTCAAAAAATCAAAGCACACCTAGAAGATTTACAAGCACTGTGGCAAGTGCAATCTCAAACAACTGCCTGTTCAGAATGTGGTGCAGAAAACAAAGTTAAATTTACTCTGGACAACTCGGATTTTTTCGCAACCAAATCGTAACATACCACGAATCTGACTTGATTAAGCTGGTAGAAGAATACGAAAACACATGTAAACGTATCAAAGACGAATGCTTTACTATTGCATGGTATATGCGTGGAGGTGTTCAAGCCAATGATCTATTGTGGAAATACACAAAAGAAGATAGAGAAATTTTAAATAAAATTATAAAAGAAAATATCGAAGCAACTAATAAAACTGGCTTGCCGCTAGTTTAAAACTTTTCTAAGTTTTTAAGTTTATCTTCCATGTCGTCAGCAGTTTCGGGTTTAGTATTAGTAGGAGTACCTGCCGCATTGCCGTTACTTTGTGATGAACTTTGTACAGAATTTTCTAGATCGTCTAAATCGATATCGTCGGCGTCTCCGTCACCAGCTGCATCTTTCAATTCATCTATTACTTCACCGTTTGAAATACTTACAGAGTCAACTGCTGCGATACCTGTGTCAACAGCAATACCAATAACATTAAAAACTGCATCTGTAGCATCTTTAAACATTTGAGCAACTGCATCGGAATCTCGATCTGCAAACCATCTAGTTACAAGATATGCTGCACCTTCTACTGCAAGTCCACCTGCTATTGTCCATGGATTGAACCATCTTATTGGTCCTGTTGCCCTAGATGCGCCTCGTAGCCAACGAACACCTTGTTGTAGCTTCCTACCAACACCGCCAGCACTAGCAGCTGCCGCAATTTGTGTTGTAACATTTACAACATGTGTTGACCAATGATGAATAACTGTTGCTTGAATAGCTTCTGCTGTTATCTGCTGTTTTACTTCAGCAGGATAGTGTTTAGATAAATTGCTGTCCATGACAGCCTTGATTGAAGCAATTCTTGTTGTAAATTCTTCATGTATTTGAAGACTAATAATTCCTGCACCTAAGATAAAAAACGGAGAACGTTTAAACACTGCCCACGCTCTTTTAAATATTGAAGTCCTACTTGCTTTAATTGCGTTTGCAGCTGGCGTATCAACTTTACTAATTGCAGTTTCTAATTCAGCTAAACTTCCAACTTTGTTGACATACTTTCCGTCAACAAGTTCTTGCCAGGCCCATTTATTTGTGCCTTTAGGTCTAATACCATCAATTTTTCCGCCAGATCTATACTTAGCAAGTTCGTTTCTTACTCTAAGATCGGAGTTTTGTGCATTTGCAAATTTCTGTGCATCAGCTTTTGTAGAAAATCTCTGTGTATCGCCATCAGGACTTACAACATTATATCCTCTAATACGACCTCTGTTACCAGGTCTATTTGGTTCAACCTTAAATTCTTCTTCTCTAAGAATCTCAAATACTTTCATAACGAACTGTCCTTAAGTGTTTATTAAGTGTATTTATATGTTTCGTTACACGAAACAAGTTTTCGCTTACGCTCAAACTATACACTTCGTTTGTTGATAGAAGTAATAGATATGAATTAAAGCAATATTACGAAGTAATATTGTAATTGCTTCATGTAGATTGTTTCAGTCAGACGGAACCTAATCGCTGGTTCCATCTAATCTTGGTCTTCATGTGAGTCCGTCACAGCCGAGATTCGGAAGTAGGTGTTTGACTTTGCTACTGGGCTCTGACCTTTCCCAACCTACGTCGACATCTTACGCTATACCGTATATTCTTAAAATATACGCTACACCGTAATATCCCCCGCTTCGTTCCTATTGCTAAGGGGTTTTTGTAGCATACAGCCTATTGGACTTCACCAGTTTCTGAACATGGGTGTCCATGTCCTCAAGGTGGATCTAGCTATCTAGATCAAACAGTGTCCTGATGTGCCTTTAAATTTTCTCTAAGTATTTTTGAACCGCCAACTCTTACGTTTATAATACCGTTGTAGTATTCATCAGTTTCTAAAACTCTACGTTCGAATTGTTCTCGTGCCTCTAAATATGACATTTCGCCTCTAGACTTGCAATAATATAGTATTTGCCTTGTGAACTTGTCTTTGCCTAGTTTTTCTACGTCTGCTAATAGTTTATCTGAAGATCCCCAATAGTCTCTCCAATCTGATTCTTTGTAGCCTCTGCGTTTATTCTTACGCCCTTTGAGTGGTGGTTTTGTGGTTTTGAACTTTGCTAATTTTTTGCCTATATATTTTTTGTCATTGGTAAGATTAGTAATCAAGTATACAAATCCTTCGATATCATCAGATAACGAGTCAACAGATTTTCCTTGATAAGTCCATTCCATAATGGTACTTACCGTAATGTTAGTTGCCTTTTAATCGATCTTGGTTTTTGCCTGATGTTTATGGTGTATTTCTTCCATTCTTATTTTAGCAAGAGTTCTAATCTCTCTTAGCCAGCGCCTTGATTCTCTATGTGTTCTTACACTATTTCTTGATTCGAACTTTTCGTTTGCCTTAAAATAAGCCATATAAGCCTTTGTTAAAAGATCGTGTGTATCATCTCTAATGTCACTCATCTGTTATAACCGTTTTTGGTTCCTTCATTGGCATACCTGATCTATCAAACCATCTATTGTCATCTGTCACATAACAATGGCTTCTAAATTTGGTGCCGTCTATGTCCTTCTTCATCAAAGATTTACGAGTTACTTTTCCTTTGTAAGTCGAAAAATCTTTCTGAATTAAGTATTGATGTCCATGTAGAGAACCATACAACCTATCAATAGGTGCATTGTTTGGTCCTACACAGTTCGATACTACCGGGTCTCTCTTCATTCTACTATCTCTACATCATTTTCATATGATGTAAATCCATTTTCTTTGATTACTTTCATTAAATGATTAACTCGTCCAATGAGTTCATCTTTGTGTGAGATCAAGAATACATTTTTATTGCGTTCTCTACCCATCTTCTTAATTACGGCTAGTGAATTTTCAACACCAGCACTGTCCATACCACTATCAATAAGTTCGTCAATGAACAATAGATTTATGTTTTGATACAAACTTTCCCATACATCTCTGAATGCAAAGCTCATGCCAAGTATAAGTCTGTTACGCTCGCCTCTTGACAAGTTATCAAAATCTAAATCTTGTCCTAGCTGTTGTATTTCAACAGCAAGATCATTTTGGAATGTAACTTGATGTGGTAATCCTAGTTTATCTAAATAATATGTAAGTCGATTGTTTAGATATGCTAAATTTTGATCAATAATCTTTTTACGGATAAAACTATCTTTGTTTGTAAGAAGTTTTAATAAAAAGTCTTGATGGTCTTTGAAACTGTTTAAAGAATTAATTGTTTCCCAATTAACTTCTTGCATAGCAGTATTTTCTAATTCATTAATTTGTGTTTGATAAGGATCTGTTTCAGTTTGTTTTGCAGTAAGAGCTTGTTTAAGACTGTCAACATTTTGTCTGTGTTCGTATGCTTCTTTTGCAGTTTCGTAAAATGTAGTAGGTTTACCATTTATTTCACCAATGTCTTCAAGACCTTTTGTAACTTCGTCTACCTTCTTAGAAATTTCTGATCGATAGTCAATTGCTTCATCTAATTCTTTTTCTTTACGTGCTTCTAGTTCTGCTTTTTTGTCTGCATGTAACTCCTGTCCACAAGTATAACATGTAGCATCTTCGAGATTTGTGATGTCTTTAGTTGCTTTTTCAACAGACTTCTCAGCACGTTGTAGTGCAGGCTCTAATGTGCTAAGTTCTTTTTTAAGAGCCAAAATAGCTTTGTTATGTTCGTTCCAACTTTGTAATTTTTCGTGTGCTTCTAGTTCAGCATCAATGTCTAAATGTTCTAATTCGTCGATTCCTGTTGCTAATTTATTAACATCTTGTTGATTCTTAGCAATCCACGCTCGTTGTGTACTTTGCAGACTTTCAATAGTAGATTGTATTTTTTCGTTACTTGATTGTACTGCACGTAAACGTGCTTCTTCTTCTGTGATAGCATCTTTTGTAATCTTCATTTGATCTTTTAGATTAGCTGCCTTTTCACTTAGGATTGTTATACCAAGTAACTGCTCAATAATTGCACGTTGATCGTTAGTGCGTAATGCTAAGAAAGGTTCTGAGTATGTGTTTAGTGCAACAATATGCTTAAACATTTCATGACTCATACCTAGTAACTTATTAATAAACTCTTGTGTCTTACGACTGTCACCTTGACTTAAATCATCTAATTCTTGTTCTTCATTATTAAGATAGAACTTCATAATATTAGGTGAGCGACCTCTTTCAACACGATAGTCGATATTATCTTTTTCAAAATGCAGAGTAACCAGCATGCCTTTGCTGTTAGTCTTGTTTATCAGATTGTTACGTTTGATATTTGTTAGTGCTTGACCATACAACGCATACGAAAGTGCATTAATAATAGTAGTCTTACCTGTACCATTACGTGATCCAGCATCGTCACCACCTTGATCTAAGTTTTCACCTAGCACAAGAGTCAGTTGTTGTTTGTCAAAGTCGACCGCTTGGGTTTGATTACCCACACTCATAAAGTTTTTTACTGTAAGGTCTTTAATTTTAATCATTTATAGCTCGTTATAGATATCTAGCAGTGTTTTTTTACTGTAGTTGTCGGTGTCAATAGCTGATATTTCTTTTGATACAATTTCATCAACGCTTTCAAACTTAGAAATATCAAGTTCAGTTGATATTTCTTCAACCTGACTTTGCGGAATAAGTGTAATTTCTCTACACCCGTGTTGGTTAATATATGTTTCTTTAATAAAACTTGCTTCTTCGTAACTAATAGGCAAGTCTAATGTAACTCTGAGATACATGTTGTCTTTTATTAACTTTGCTTCTGGATCTAACAACTTACTCAATGTAGTTGTACGATACTTAGGACAGTCTGCCCAGTTAATATACTCAGGTTCTTTATTGTTTTCTCGATCCAGTATCATCATACCACGGTCATCGTCCCACGCATCTGCATAGTTGTGAGGAAACGCATTACCAATATAATGTACTTTGCCTTGTTTTTGTCGTTTATGGAAATGTCCGGAGAATACATATTCTTGATTTTGAAAATGTTCTGCTCTTAGCTCTCCGTGATCCGGCATCTGTACCATAGCATTCATATAAAAACTAGGAAGTTCAAAATGACCAAACATATACTTGGCTTTACATTTTGACATATTTTTCCATTCGTCCCCTACAAGCCAAGGAACAAGTGCTACGTCTTCAATTTCTGTAAACTTGTCAACGACAGTTATTCCAGGTATGTGCCTTGCAAACTCAGTAGAGCTAACATCACGTTTGTCTTTATAATATAAATCATGGTTACCAACAAACATATAGAAGTTTTCAAACGCTGTGCCTAGTTTCTCAAGACAGCGTATTGTAGCATCCATAGTTGTAAGGTTAAGTGAATTTCGATTGTGATGCCAGTCACCACAGAAGATACCAGTTTCACAACCGTTATCTTTTGCTTGCTGAATATACCAATCTACAAAATTTTCACAGTCGTCATTGTGTACCTTGCTGTTTCCTTTAAGGCCAAAGTGGATATCTGTGAATACTGCTGCTTTCTTAAACAAAAAAATACTCCTCTTTCCTGTATATAATACGCTCTTTTGTATACATTGTCAACCGGAAATTTTATTTTATTTGTTATTAAGTTCTGCTTGTCTCTGCATTTGTGCGTCCCACTCACCAGCATGTTGCCGTGTGTAGCTAGGATTTAAGCCATTTTGTTCTAAAATGTCATCACGTATGTTTTGATTTTTCTTTTCAATATTAATCACTCTAACAAAGGAATTTGTTACAGCCGCAGTATAGTATGCAAATGGATTCTGTGATTTTGACTCGTCAAACTGTAAACCTATTTGTGCAAGTTGTAGTATTGCTTGTCCACGCATCTCGTCATTGTAGGTGTAGCCACGTACATTTCCTCTTGTTGCATAGCGATCACACAATTTCATCCACATCATAGCAAGTTTGTTAGTTGCTTTGCCGTGTTTGTTGTCAAAGTAACCGTTTTCCATACCACCTTGCCAATGACTTTTACCTACACATATTAGATTGTCGTTATCGTCAAATTTGTAATGATGGAAAGGCGGAAAATTTAATTTAACTTTTGTGTCAGCAACTGTTTTAGGATTCTTTTTACGTCCTGGTTCTTCTGGTATATGATCAAATGTCATAACTCTGAATATAAGTTCGTCCTTTTTAATCTTTCTGTAGTCTACTTCGCACTCTGCTAGTTTTACTTTAATACCATTTGCTTTTTTTGCTTCAAAATCCATTTGTTGCATCTTTTTTGCTTTATTCCTTTTTGCTTCTGCAATAGTTCTAATGTTGATTTTGTCAATATCAAGTAGAATTATATCATAATTGCCGTATTCAGGGGCTACATAGCTACAAAAGGTGTTTTTACTCTTGTGAATCTCTTTAAGTATATCTTTATTGTTAAGATAATTGATTTTTTTCATATTTTCTCCGATTATTTGTTATATTATAAACTACGCACATTAAAAAGTCAACTAAATAATACATATAGGAGAAAAATAATATGGCAGACATAGGCGGCCCAGGTTTAGATACAAATCCACGAATACAAAACAATATTGCTTCGCAAGCACGTAATAGTGCGGCACCAAGGGCAAGTGTTGAAAACCTCGTAGGATCAGCATTAAAGTTTGGCGAGAATGCGTTAGGTGCTGTTGCAGGTGTTGGTAAAGACATTGCTTTAAATTTTGCAGATAATTTAGGCATAGGTTCCCTAATACGTGGAAAAAATTTACCTGGTATGGGCATGCCTAGTTTAAGTAACTTCAAAGATGGCTCCTGGGCTTCAGGTGGAGACCAAGATTGGCGTGTTAGATTGTCAATGCCTCGAAATTTTGCTTTCGAAGATAGTGCAATTTTACAAAAATTAATAGACACTAACGGATTAGTGTTTCCTTATACCCCAACTATTTTAATGCAACACAATGCCAATTACAATGCTCTCGAACCTGTTCATAGTAATTATCCTTTTTACGCCTATCGTAATAGCAGAGTTGAACAGATGACACTTGTTGGCGACTTTTTTATTGAAAATGCAGACGAAGGTATGTATTGGGTAGCGGCAGTGCATTATTTAAGAAGTGTAACAAAAATGGCTTATGGCCAAACATCAAACAGAGGCGCACCACCACCTGTAGTTAAGCTGAATGGTTATGGTGATTATGTATTTAAAAATGTTCCTGTTGTAGTTACAAACTTTACAGTTGAATTAAGTCCAGACATTGATTATATTCATATACCAGGACTTGGTCCAAACGGAACTTATGTTCCTACAAGAAGCCAAATCCAAGTTGGTGTATTACCAGTCTACAGTAGACGTAGTGTTGAAGGCTTTAGTTTGGATTCATTTGTTAGAGGTGCAACACAAGGCGGATCAAATGGACCAGGATTCTTATAATGGCAAATTACGAAGCAACAAGTCCATATCATAAAACAAAATTTCAAAGTGGAGCACTTGGATACTTTTCTATCAGACCGGTGCCTTCAGAACCTAATGATGTGTTATATACAGTAGAAGTTCAATATACACACAGACCAGATTTATTAGCTCATGATTTGTACGGTGATAGAAAGTTATGGTGGGTGTTTTCTCAAAGAAATATGGATGTGTTGAAAGATCCAGTATATGATCTTGTTGCAGGTTTACAAATATATCTACCACAAGGCGACAAATTACAACGATTATTAGGAATTTAAAATGTCAACGGCAATCCAAAACGCACTTGCTAGAGCACAAGCAGCAGGCAGGACAGTAGCAGAAGCTGCCGCAGCAAGCAACATTGTGCCTACGTCAGCTAATATAGATATAAATGGTATTGCAAATTCTGTAGAAGGTACGCTCGAAGAAATAACATTAGCAACTCAAGAAGTTTTTCCAATAAATGATTTGACCAGATCAGTTGACGCAGTAGTAGCAGGTGCTGGCGGTGCATTTGGTAATACAATCTCAGGCATGCTTGGTAGTTTGTTTGCGGGATCAATGCCTCAAGCAA